TCTTATGTTTCAGTTGTATTGTGGAAATGACTTTGGTTTAGGAAATTTTAGTCTATCTTTTTTGGAGAAAATTGAGAAAAGATGGTCAGCAGGGCGTAAAGCTGCAGCAGCAGCTAAAGGTATTAGACTTGTTGAGACTAAAAATGTGTAACCACGGTGCATTATCCCAATCCATATCTTTTCCCGCATCGTGGTTATGCAAATGTCAGAACGTTCAGAAAAATTAACTGATGAAACTATTTCTTATGTAAAAGAAATGAATGGTCAGGATCGAACTGATTTCATTGATTTAATATTTTCACAATACAAATCATCACGAAAACTAAAATATCCAAAACGTGAGGTTATGAAGTTTTATGACATGCTCTCCAAGCTTGTTAAAGCTTTTGGGCATTAAATTAGCTATGGAACTTACAGGCCATAAAGTACAGGCAGAACAAAGGTTGTTTCAAGCTATTATAGTGCAAGCTTTAGAAGATGTAACAAATCCATCGAGTTTTAAAAAAGAAACTTATTGGAAAGAAGATGCCTACAAATGGTTTTTTAATAATTCACAGGATTTTCAAGATGTTTGTTGGTCTGCTGATATGGATCCTGAAATGGTGAGGGGTGAGTTTTTAAAATTAGTAAGAAATAAAAAAATTATTTTTAGTAAATTGCAGGTACATTGGTTAAATTATAGAAAATTATATAAACTTTATAGAGAAGCTGGGAGTAAAGAGGAAAGAAGAGAAATTAAAAAAAGTATAGTAAAAGAAAATTTAAAAAGGCTTGAATAGTCAGGGTGGCCTGAATGAGTAAGTTCCTGGGGCTAGCAAGAGAGCAAAAAAAGTTAGCCCCAAGAAAACATTAACCAATATGGAAGATAAATCCATGATTCAGTTTACTATATTTGATGGTGAGGGTCAAAGTAAAAAGGCCACCGGAAACCGAACCAAGTTAAAAGCTCCTGATGGCCTTATTCATATAATCAATTCATTTTCCTATATATAGATATTCTAGAGTAATTAAAATAAAAAAGTGCTCAGGGGGTAAAAGAGGTGTATCTGGTGTATCCGAAGAAGAATAATGTTTATATATCAATGGTTTAAGTGTGTTTTTATGGTGTATCTATGGTGTATCTATGGTGTATCTGGGATACACCACTCTTGCGGGAACGCAAACAGTTGGTTGTAGGGATATAGTCATTAGTCTGAAAAATCTATATAGTAGAAATATTATGATGAAAAAACTTATTTTCAACACTGCGAAAGAGGGCTTTCGTAGAATGTTTAGACAACACAAGGCAGAGGTTAAAGCTGCTAAAGCAGCTAAGAAACGTGGCTTTACTAAAGGTGTTGAACCATATGATTTAAAAAAACGTGCATTTAAAAAATCTATTCGTTCAACTAGATTTATGAGTAAAGCTGATTACTTAAAATTACCAAAAACTAAAAGCTTACCAAGAGGTGGTCCTAAAATAAATCTTGTTGGTAAAGCCTATGCATCTGATAAAAAAGGTAAATCTATGAATATAACTTTACCTAAAAAAGAAAGAGAGGCTATTCAAAGAAGTATATCTCAATCAGTTAGAAGATTTATGTCAGAAAAAATTGGACGTAAACTTAAGGGTGGTGTAATAAGAGCAAAGAAAGGTAGATTTATTTAATGTATAAAAAACCCATGATTGTCGATCTTATAAATAGATTTGGCAAAGATAGAATTTTAAGAGCTTTGACTAAAAGAAGATTTACAAATAGAAAAAGAGTTGAAGAACGTAAGACAGGCCAAAAACATTTTGGTTTTAAAAAAGGTAAACACATCAAAACATAATGAAAAAAAACTCATTAAAAACTGAGCACGAGTTGACTCCAAAACAAAGAATGTTTGTAGAGATCCTGGTGCAGGAGCATGGTAATATTACACAAGCTGAAGCACTTAAACGTGCTGGCTATGATAGTAAAAGCGTTGAGACTGCGAGATCTCATGCATCACAATTATTAAATAGAAAAGTTAATCCTCACATTGCAAAATTTTATGATAAGAGATTTGAACAAGAAGTAAAAAAATACGAAAGTGACAACCTCAGACGTTACAAAAGATTTGAAAGACTTGCTGATAAGGCCGAGAAGAAAGAACAATTTGCTGCTGCAATAAATGCAGAGTTTAGATCTGGCCAACTTGCAGGAGCTTTCATTGATAGGAAAGAAGTTACAGTAACTGGTCTGGAGGGTATGTCACGTGAACAACTTGAAAAAAAATTGGAAGAACTATCCAACAAAATTGATGGATACAATGCCAAGACAATTGAAGTTAAGTCCGAAGACGTTGCAGAAATTGAACAAGGCTAGTTGGTCTGTTTGGATAAGAGAGTTTAACAAAGTTCACAATCCAACAATGTTCACTTCTGTTGGGGTTGTAGAGGTAAATGTAGATGAGAAAAAAAATAGCTATCCCCAAAAAAGTAAAAAATCAAATAGATAAATATCCCATGGTTGCTGTTGAATGGTACGACATAGTATCAAATAGTTCATGGACTTCATTTGACGATCTTAAAAAATCTAATTTGGCTACATGTATTACAAAAGGTCATCTGTTTTCACAAGCAAAAGGCGTGACTAGATTATTTGGAGATTACTCATTTGCTGACAATGGTGTTGACATTGAGAGTATAGGAAATACTACAATAATACCTAACTCAGTGATTAAAGAAATTAAAAAACTTAGTTAATTATGGCTAGCAAAAACAGAGAAAGTTTGTTGTGGCAGAAAGTTAAAAAAGCACTTAGTCAATCCTTTTTAACACGCATAGAATCTAGCACAATTAATGGAATTCCTGATGTACATGGTGTGCATAAACATGGAGTTTATTGGATAGAACTTAAATCTGATGAAGCTAATTATCCTAAACTTAATAAGTGGCAAATCGTTTGGATAAATAGATATATAAAAGCTGGTGGTGTCGTTTTTATCTTGAAAGAGACCCCCTCGCAGAGGTCTCTTAAACTCTACAGGCCGGTGTCCAGTTTCACCGATCCTCGGTCTCTCGTTCCTCGTTTCTCGTTCTCGGCCAACGGTCAATGGTTACAGCTGCAGGACCTGCTGCTGCTGGAGCTGGCAGCTCAGGATGCGTGATCCTCGTTCTCGTTTCCTGGCCACTGTTTTTTACCTCTTAGTTAGCAGTGGCCTGGTAACGGGGCCCCGGACTCAGGATCTCGTTCTCGTTCTCGGGCGAAGCTCGGTTCTCGTTCTCGGTCAGACCATCAGCTGGCATCCCGTGCAGCGTACGGAAGTAGCTGGTGCAGGTGATCCAGGCAAAGTTCTACTTGACATCTATCCCATGAAGTCTTATATCTGAAGAATGGCAGTAGATTTTGATGCATTAGATCTCGTTCGTTCTCGGAACAAGTCTCGGGAATATAATAAGAAACTAGATTTGCTCCAGCAGCAGAACCAGTCACTTCAGGAGCTGGTGCAGGACGCGATAGCATGTGTAGAGGAAATGGAAAAGCCAAGTCACATAGGAAGAAGCATTAGTCTCAAAGAAAGATTACAGAAAATAAAAAAAAGCTCTTGACATATATCCCATCAGGTCTTATGTAAGGTCTGCCAGTTAAATGAACATTAGTTCGGTCTTAACTGGCCGTGTTCGATTGTGGGGCTGTACTACACGTTAAATTGGGAAACCCTCTGCTGCACGTCACCTTCGCCTAAGTGAATGTCTGATCAGCAGATGTACGATGGCCTGAAAGATGGCTGGTGAATCTCTGACGTGTGGCGTTAACTAACAAAGGAGAGCAAATGCCAAAGTATATAGTAAACGTTGATATGGACTCACCTCGTGAGGAGGGAGAACACATCGAAAAGAAATTTGAAAAAGGGATCGAGGCCACGGATGAACATGCAGCTGAAGAGATTGTCTGTAACTGGATTAAGGAACAAATGTATGGTGGCCCGTACTACAGCATCACGGAGGCTGACGATGAAGACAACACTTAAGAAGCTCGTGAAACAAATCAATACTGAGAATGCACCGCCTGGTGGCTGGTCCTCGCAGGACCGGCTGCTGGACAAACCTGAAGCTGGTAAAGTATACGCTCTTACTGGGGGCCCGGGCTCGCGTTGCATTGCGAATGGTAACAGCTGGGCAGAGTCTGAAGTAACGGATCCAGCTCCGGCAGCAGGACGTACTGATGATTGCGGGACTAGTTAGTGCGTATTTGTTCTTTCTAATTCTTTACCCAAGAGGCACGGGATGGTTCACGTTCATCCTGTGCCTCTCGCTCGTTGCAGCTGTCGGTTAAGATCTCTCGCTCGGCATCAAGTAAGACTGGCCGATGCAGCGTGATCCAGATGGAGCTGGTGATTCGCACCGTGTGTTGAATTTCTAGTTTAGAATTATTCTAAAAGATAATTGTTGCTTTTAAACATGGGAGTTGATAAGAGAGAGAACAAACTAACAAATAGGAGAAAAGTTATGGGACTAGACCAACACGCACATCTACGAGGACATAAAGTAGATTGGGATAAATATTTCGCTCAAGATAAAGAAGAAAACGAAAATGTTTTCGTTTGGCGAAAGCACGCAAGACTTCAAGAGTTTATGGCAAAGAAATGGGCAGATCAAAACCCAGCCGTAAAAGTTGAAGGACATCTGGCACATCTGGGTTTCAATGGAGATCAAGAAGCGCCCTGTTATATGACTAAAGAGGTCGTGGACGAGTTAGGGGAACAAATAAAAAAAGGTTTCTCTGACTATCATGCCGAAGATGGATTTTTTTGGGGGCAACAATTCCAAGAGGAATCTGTCAAAGACTACAAAGATCAGGACATCAAATTCTTAAAATTCTGTCAACAAGCCATTAGCGAGGGCAAAGTTGTAGAATATTGGTGTAGTTGGTAATGCCTAAAGATAACAAGCGAGGCGACAAAGTCGCCTCGCCTCGTTCCTCGTCTCGCGTTGAGAAGAAGGACGTTGTTAAGAAAGGTGCACAACGCCAGCAGGAGTTCACCG